GCTTGCCGCTGGTGAGAAACTCATGGCATTTAAAGAGGACGGCTACTACCGCCTTGGTGGGCAGCTTGACGATGTTGTGGGCGGGTACTGCATCATTGAAGGCGAGCGTGTGGTGTGGTGCAGCATTGAACAAAAATGGATGGACGTATGAAAACAATAATTGAAATGGTGCGTGAAGCGGGTGGCTACTTTGCAGAACTGCCCAAAGGTGATGCTTGGTTGTTTGACAAGGAGGAGCAGCTTGAAGCTTTTGAAGCCCTAGCCCGTGCTGATGAGCGTGAGGCGTGTGCTCAGTTAATTGAGAGTTTGTTTAGCCCTGACGATGCCGTGAGCGAGTTCATTGCCGAAGCAATCCGAGCAAGGGGACAAGCATGAGACACGACATTGACTACACAAAGGTTCACTGCAAAGTAGGCGATACAGTTCCGGTCTACCCGTTTTCATGGCTTGGTGCGCCTTTTATCGGGGTTGTTAAGAAAGTAAAAAAGAATCGGTTTGGCAGAGTGAGTTATGTCATTGATGACAGAGAAGTTTGTGCGGAGGAGCTGCTGCCCGCAAAAGGGCAAACGAAACTAAAAATGAGGGCAACATGGCAAAGTTAACACCCGTAGCAATCACCGACCACCACAAAGAGCAAGCCGCAGTGATCTTGCACGAGGCGCTGGACGAGAACCCTGACACGGTGATCGTGCTGTGCTTTTGGAAAGACCGAGGGCAGTTCAAAATCAAAACATCCACTATTCCTGACCGGCTCATGCTGATCGGGGCGCTGGAAGACGCCAAGAACAAAATCATCACGGACGGGTACGCACCATGAGCGCAAAACGAGACTACCTATGGGCGGTGTTTACCAGCACGCCTCAAAGCAAGCAGCTTGTAGAAGCTGCGCTAATCTTTTACCACTCAGAAGTGCCTGCCGAACAAGCCCGCGAGTACATCAGAGTACTGGCAACAAAGATTAAAGGGGACAAGCATGACTAAAGAAGACATCATCCGCATGGCGCGAGAGGCTGGGTTTGAGACGGATTGTGGACCGCTGCTTGCACCAAGCGCATCCATTAAAGTTGGCGGGCTTTATGTTGGGGTTCAGCCGTTACTTGAACGCTTTGCCGCCCTTGTCGCAGCAGCAGAGCGTGAGGCGTGTGCGAAGGTGTGTGACTGGTATGTCGATTCAAGTTCAGACCATGAAGCTGGCACGGCAATGAACATACAAGATGCCATCCGAGCAAGGGGACAAGCATGACTGACCAAAAGAAATTCATAGACAGCTTTGTGGAGGACTTGCTCAACACAATCCACAAATACGATGACACCCTGTACTCAGCAACCGTGGTTGGCTGCTTGGAGTTTGTTAAACAGCAACTGATTGATGAAGCAAAGGAGGATGAGCATGACTGACACTCAATTTCTGCTATTACTGGGAACCATCTGGGTAGCCCCGCACTGCAACAAGATATACAACATTGTTGTTGGCTGCGCCTTTATTACCGTGGCAGCTTGCAACGGATTGGGGTGGATATGATCATAGAAACAGAAGCGTTGAAGCTGGCGCTGGAGGCGTTGCGCAAAATAGCCGAAATGCGTCCGTTTGAACAAAACTCGGTTCACGGCATACGCATGCGGTGTCAGCATTGTGGGTACGCATGGCTTTCCTCTGACAAGGCAGAGCATGGCGTTGGCTGTGCTTATGTCACCGCGCACAATGCCATCAAAGAAGCCTTGGCACAGCCACCCCTGTCAATGCAGGAATGCCCAAACTACGAAGACTGCAAAGGCGCTTGCTTTCAGTGCGAGTATTTCAATGCAGAGACAGGCATGTTGGAATACCCGCCCCTGCCAGAGCAGGTTAGTGAGTACGAGTGCCGCAAACTGCTTTACGGCTTCATGCTGGACTGCAACGCTGTCGGCCTTGAACAAGCTGGGAAAAACTTGCACCGAAGCATGAAGGAGAAGAGCACATGACCAAAGACGAAGCATTGAAGCTGGCGCTTGAGGCGCTGGAAAACGGAATGAAGTTTGTCTGGACTGACCCCGAGCGTGAAGCGGGCTTTGTTGCAATTGATGCCATCAAAGAAGCCTTGGCACAGCCGCAGCGCCCGTGGGTAGGGCTGACTGACGAAGAGGTCGAAAAACTGGATTGTGTGCAGGCGCTTTGGCAAGATGAGGGCGAATGCGAAATCCACGGAGTAAAAGAGTTCTACCGCAACATCGAAGCCAAACTCAAGGAGAAGAACACTTGAAATGCCCAACCTGTAACGAGTGGACGACAGTCGAACAGACAAAGAACTTGGGCGGCTTTGTAGAGCGCAGACGCAGATGCGCTAACGACCACACATTCACAACCGAAGAGCGGGTAATCCCCGACAAGAAGCGCGGACGCCCAAAGAAAACCAAGGAGAAAGTAGATGACAATAGCCACCCTGTCCCGTTATGACCCCGTAAAAGGATGTTTTGTTTTGAAAGATTTAAACCCCAAGCCCCCCGCCAATGCGTTTGAGTGGAAGCGCTATGTTGTAGAGGAAGCCAGCAGGCGCGGCGACAAGCCCGTCACACAAGACATGACTTACAAACGCAGCACAATGTCCACCAAGACTGTCGAGAGAGTGCGCGAGACTAACCCGAGCTACGGCACTGTGCCGTTCACCACCAAGACAGAAGCCCTGATCGCGCTGAAGCCCAAGCAGTTCACCATTTACAGCAAAGCACAACGAGCTAAAGGAGTAGCCCAATGAAAGCAGACGAAGTACAGGTCAGCGGTAGCCACTACAAGGACATGCCCATCCAGCCGTGGGCGCTGATGGAAGCGGTGCTGACGCCCGAAGAGTTTCGCGGATTTCTCAAAGGCAACATAGTTAAATACAGTATGCGTGCTGGCCGTAAGGATGGCAGCGATGACGCAGGCAAGGCCAAGCACTACATGCAAAAACTCAAAGAAGTGATCTGATGGCACAAACCCCCGAAGGCAAAGTCAAGGCAGCAGTGCGTAAGCTGCTGGTTGAGTTCGGTATCTATTACTTCTCGCCTGCGGCCAATGGCTACGGGCGTGCGGGGATACCGGACATCATCTGCTGCTTCGGGGGGGCGCTTCATTGCCATCGAGTGCAAGGCAGGCAAGGGAGTCACCACTGCCCTGCAAGACAGGGAGCTAGCCGCCATCCGCACAGCAGGGGGCATGACGATGGTGGTCAACGAAACAAACATACAGGAACTAAGGGAGAAGCTGCAATGGATGAGATGACGCGAGAAGAGATTGACAGAGCAATCGGGGAGTTGGACGAGGCCGAGCGGGACTACCTCAAGCTCCTCATCAGCCGCATAGTGCGCTGCTTTGTAGATGACGACCACGAGGCGGTGCTGCTGTTCGGCAGGGACAACACCAACCAGATCGCAATGTGTACCGTTAACTGTGACGAGATACCTGCTGCCAACATGATTAACTACGCACACAACCTGACGTCGTTCATGGCCACAGTAGGCGCACCACCCAAGGAGAAGTTTAATTGAGCGCCCCCTACGACCAGATAGTAAGCATTGACTTTGAGACAGTGTGGGACCGCAAGACCGGCTACTCACTGTCCATGATGACAACCGAGGAGTACATACGCCATGAGAGATTCCACGCGTTCGGAGCTTGCGTCCATGTATACGGAAGCGATGAGCCAATTGAGTGGGTACGAGGACGAGACCTACATACATACCTTCAGCAGTTCGACTGGGGACGAACCGCCATCCTTGCTCATAACGCACAGTTCGACGTATCCATCCTTGGATGGGAGTACGACATCCACCCCTGTTTCATCTTCGATACCCTGTCAATGGCGCGAGCTTTGCGTGGCGTTGAGGTTGGCAACAGTCTCGCCCGACTTGCAGCAGCTTTTGGTCTTCCCGCCAAAGGGACCGCCGTATACAGTACCGATGGTCTGGCCGAGCTGGACTCGAACATGGAACATGAACTTGCAGAGTATTGCAAACACGACGTATATCTATGCGAACAAATCTTCCAACGGTTATCACGAGGCTACCCAGCGAAGGAACTTAGGCTTATAGACATGACGCTCAAGATGTACACGAACCCGGTGCTACAACTTGACAGTGCTATGTTGGTCGATGCACTACATGAAGAAAAGGAAAAACGTGAACAACTACTACACCGGCTCGGCGTGGACGAGGCTGTACTGGCATCGAACCCTAAATTTGCAGAAGCACTGGAAGCGCTCGGCATACCGCCGCCGCGCAAAATCAGTAAGACAACCGGCAAGAGCACGCTTGCTCTCGCTAAAAATGACGCTATGTTCCAAGCCCTCCTCAACGGAGCCAATGAAGACGTGGCGCATCTATGCGAAGCGAGACTGGCGGTCAAATCAACTACTGAACGTACGCGTGCTCAAAGATTTCTTGACATCAGCAAGCGCGGAGCGCTGCCGGTCCCGCTCAGCTATTACGGGGCCAGCACGGGCAGGTGGACGGCAAGCAAAGGCAGCGCCATCAATATGCAAAACCTCAAACGAGGATCGTTCCTACGCAAAGCAATTATGGCTCCCGAGGGGCACCAGCTCGTCGTGGGGGACTTATCGCAGATTGAACCGCGAGTCCTCGCGTGGCTTTCGGATTACGGGAATATGCTCGACATCTTCCGCGCAGGGGGCGACCCTTATGCCGCTTTCGGCTCCCAGATGTTTAACATTCCCGGGCTTACCAAGGAATCGCATCCAGACCTTCGTCAGTCTGCTAAATCGGCCCTACTCGGGTGCGGCTATGGTCTTGGCTGGGCATCGTTTGCGGCTCAGCTACTCGTCGGTTTCCTTGGGGCACCGCCGGTCAGGTACACCAAGGAGTTCGCCAAGACGCTTGGAGTGACGGCCGAGAGCGCGGCTAAGTTCTTGGACTGGGATGACAACCTCAAGAAGCTCGAAGAGATACCGCACATCTGCACCATGACGGAGCTGGTCATCCACTGTCTCGCGGCCAAGGCCATCATCGACAAGTACCGCCTGACTGCCGAGCCTGTGGTGGCGCTGTGGAACATGTTCGGGCACCTGATCCAGTACAGCCTGTACGAAGGCAAGGAGTACACCCACAAGTGCGTGACCTTCAAGAAGGGCGAGATCGTGCTGCCTTCTGGCATGAGCCTGCTATATCCTGACCTGAAACCGGGGAAAGATGAAAAAGGCAGGTTGCAGTGGACATACGGCGCAGATGAGACTAAACTGTACGCAGGAAAAATAACCAACAATGTCACGCAGGGCGTAGCGAGATGCGTGATGACTGATGGGATGCTGAGAACCGCGAAGAGGTACTTCGTGGCTGGAACCGTGCATGACGAGCAGATTGCTGTTGTGCCTGATGAGGACGTTGCTGACGCTAAACCGTGGGTTTTGGCGCAGATGACTATGGAGCCGAAGTACATGCCGGGCATACCACTGGCCGCTGACGGAGGCGCACACAAGCGTTATGGCTTGGCTAAAAATTAAAGGAGAAGTAAATGGCAACAGTTAGAGCACCGATACCGCGCAAGATGCGCATCGGCAATAAGCAGTATTCAGTCGAGATCGTTGAGGCCATGCTTGAAAAGAAACGCATGGGGCACGTAAGCTACCCCGCGCAGACGATCAAGCTGGGGCTGCGCAGCAATGTGACGCACAAGAGGTTTGCACCCGAGCAAGTACAGGAGACGTTCTGGCACGAAGTCACCCACGCCATCCTGCACGACATGGGGCGTGACACGCTGAACCGAGACGAGAAGTTTGTTACCGAGTTTGCACACCGGCTTACCAAGGCCATCAACACAGCGAGGTTTTGAATAAAAGATTGACAAATACAACCACGTCTTTTATACTTACCGCATGTACACAAAATCTACGTTTGAAAAAAAGCTAGCGTATGTACCCAGCGAGGGTGCCTTCTACTGGCGGGTAGACAACCAACACCCAAAAGCCCGCAAGGGTATGCGGGCAGGGCGCATCAATGCGTTGGGGCGAGCGCAGATTGGTTTTGCTAAAAAACAGTTGTTTGTCCATAAACTTGTTTGGTTGTTTGAGACAGGGGTGTGGCCTACAGAAATGCTGGACCACATCAACGGAAATCCTTTGGACAATAGGTTCAAGAACTTACGCCTGTCGAACCACAAACTAAACGGACAGAACCAAAAAGCGCATCGCCCAAAAAACAAATCAACGCAGCTACTTGGCGCGAGTTGGCACAAGACCCACAACCGTTTTATTGCTTTCATAAAGATAGACGGCAAGCGCAAACACCTTGGATACTTCGACACCGCAGAAGAGGCCCATGCAGCATACGTAACCGCAAAGCGCATTCTTCACCCCGCAGGAAACCTATGACCCAAAAACTAGTCAGCTTCAGTCACAGTTCGTTGAAACAGTATGAGCAGTGTGCGAGGCAGTACCACGAAGTCAAGATTCTCAAGAAGTACCCGTTCGTTGAGACTGAGGCAACGCGCTACGGAACGATACTGCACAAGGCCGCAGAAGAGTACGTGGCTGACGGCACGCCCATCCCCCCTGAGTTCGAGTACGTCAAGGACACGCTCGATGCGCTGCTCGCCAAGCCCGGGCGCAAGATAGCCGAGCTTCAGATGGCGCTGACTCAGGACTTGCGGGTGTGCGATTGGAAGTCCAAAGACGCATGGGCGCGGGGTATTGCCGACTTGCTCATCATCGACGACGAGAACATGACAGCGTGGGTCGTGGACTACAAGACGGGCAACGACAAGTACCCAGACCGCGACCAGCTACGCCTCATGTCATTGATGGTGTTCAAGCACTTCCCGCACATACGCAAGGTTAACTCTGCGCTTTTGTTCGTGGTCAAGAACTCGATGGTCAAGCACAGCATGACGGTTGACGAAGCCGATGCTGAGTGGTGGCGTTATCGGGAGCGAGTCGCTAAGATTGAGGCGTCAGTAGCAAACAATGTGTGGAACCCCACACGAACCCCGCTCTGCGGCTGGTGCCCCTGCGCTGGCTGCGAGTTCAACACTAAGAGGTAAATCATGGCTCAAGATTCAAATAAGCGGGACTACCGTGCCGAATACAAAGCGTTTCACGGCAAGCCTGCCCAGATCGCCAACCGTGCGGAGCGCGTCAAAGCGCGGCGCATCATGGAGAAGACGGGCGAAGCAGCCAAGGGCGATGGCAAAGATGTTGACCACATCAAGCCCCTCAAGAAAGGTGGCACTTCAGCCAAGAGCAACCTGCGAATGCAGAGCATTGCAAAGAACCGCGCCAGCTCAAAATAAGAACATGGAGAAGCATTTTGGAAATCATCGAGAACAAGGCGCTGCTCTTGCGTACGCGCAGCCCTGAGAAGTATCGGGTAATTCCGAGAAGTAAGGTAGTTGAAGAGCACGATGACGGATCAAGTTCGGTAGCGGTGTTCTGGGGGTTGGATGAAGTCAGAGTTCTCAAGAACCTCGGCGTCAAGAACTTGCCATCGCCAATCACACGCAACTACGACTGGCCCGGGCGCTACACGCCGATGGAGCACCAGATCGAGACGGCATCGTTCCTGACGCTTAACCGCAAGGCGTTCGTGTTCAGTGAACCCGGCACAGGCAAGACGCTCAGTGCGCTGTGGGCTGCTGACTATCTGATGCAGCGCGGGGAGATCAGGCGCGTGCTTATCCTGTGCCCGTTGTCGATCATGCAGTCCGCTTGGATGGGGGACATCAGCAACAGCGTCATTCACCGCTCGGCCATCATTGCCCACCACCCGCAAGCATCGCGCCGCATCGAGATGATCCAGAAGAACTACGAGATCGTCATCACCAACTACGAGGGCTTGAACCTGATCGCCAGTGAGATCGTAGCCAACGGCAAGTTTGATCTGGTCATCGTTGATGAGGCCAATGCGTACAAGACCATGAGCACCAAGCGCTGGAAGTCCCTATCAACAATCATCAAGCCCCAGACTTTTTTGTGGATGATGACGGGAACTCCTGCGTCTCAGTCTCCGGTCGATGCGTATGGCTTGGCCAAGCTGGTGAACCCGGACGGCGTGCCAAAGTTCTTCACAGCATGGCGCGACAAAGTGATGAACAAGATCACTATGTTCAAGTGGGCACCG